ATCTTGAAATTTGAAATAATATCTCTGGCACTTCGCCAGCTCCAGCGCCTTATTCGGCGGCGGGTCGTTGAGCACCCAGTTGCCGGAAGCGTCCTTATGCGCCAGTGTTTGGACGGAGCCTAGTTCCAGCTTGGCGGCAATAAATTTTAAAGATGTACCAAGACTGATGTATGGCCAAAAAAGGATGCCTGGTTTATCGGAAAATGCAGTTTTTCCAATGGTAAATCCAACTGAATTAGATATAATCATATCTTTTCGCTGCGTTGAATCAAAGATATTTGTAGCACTAAAAAGTCTGCCATCTGATAGGAGTACAGACGCGGTAACAAGTCTTCCATTCAGCTTTTCATAATCCTCTAAAGGTTGTGCCAATCCGCAATCCAATCCTACTTCAATCCCATCGTCAGATAGTGTTACAGCCGCGCCTTTCCAGGCATTCGTCCACCATCGGTCAATCGTATACCCAGCAGTCGTAGTTATTGTAAAATTCCGCTGGTTAATCGGATCAGGGAAGTACCAGTTGTCCAGCAGGTTGGGATTATAGAACACCTGCGCCGTACTAACGGTGCCGCCTTCTCCTTCTTCCGAAAATTCGAAGGTGTACGGCCCCTCTCCAATGCCCTCGCCCATTTCGATGGCCGCTCCGGAGGGAACCGTGACCGCGTTTTCAGCGGAGGGGATTGCTTTATCGTCCAATCCGATAGACAGGGTCGCCCCATCTTGCTCTAAAACAACCGGCGAGGCGGCGGTAATCGTCAGGACATTAAAACCATTGATATTCGCCGGGTCGCCCTGCGGCCCGACTTCTCCCTGTTTCCCGTCCGCGCCGACGACGCGGCCTAAATTGATTTCCGGCATAGTGCTGCTTCCCCCCTTACGCGACCCGAAGGCGGAGCGTTCCGTCCGCCGCGATATAGAAGTCCGGGGCCTCTTCCCCTGTGTACGTCAAAATCAGGTCGCCGTCGGCATTGACGTTAAATGCGTACTGCCCGTCCGCCGCGACCGCGACGCCGTCAATCCCCCGCGGCCCCTCCGGCCCCTGGATACCCTGCGGCCCCCGTTCGCCCGGTTCGCCCTTCGGGCCGCGCGCTTGGCTTCCGGTGTCCTCATAGACGCCCTTCGCCGCGTTCCACGTCCAGAACGTGCCGTTCTTGATGATCGGGGGCTTGCCGCTGTACTGCTTCGCCGTCTCCGCGCTGGCAGCCGCCGAGATTGCGCTGTTCGCAGCAGCGGCCGCGCTGCTGGAAGCCGAGTCGACAGCGGTATCGATATCGCCGCTCAGGATTATGCTGAGCGCTTCGTCGATCTGCTTCCCCGTATATACGCTGTCGTAATACGAATTCGCCATATTCTTCCTCCTTACCAGTAAATGATGATGCAGCCGTCCCCGCCCGTTCCGCCGGCGGAGCCGCTGCCGCCCGCGCCGTTCGCAGATGGACTGATATCGAAAGAGGCCCTTCCCGCGTTGCTGATGCTTGTGTAGATATTCGCGCCGTTCGACGGCCCGCCGCCTCCGCCACCGCCGCCGTTCCCGGCCCCGCCTCCGTAGCCAAAGCGGGATTCCTTTGACGGCGGGAGCGCGTTCGCGCCGTGCCCGCCCGATCCGCCTGAAACCGTGGCAAATGCGGTTCTTGTAGAGGTATCAAAGGAGATGGTCCCGCTTCCGTTCGTGCCGCCGCCGCCGTTCGCGCCGTAAGCCGCGCCGCCGCCGCCGGCATAACCGGAGCCGGTGTGTACGCTGGCGAAGAATTCACCGCCTTTGTAGCCGGTTTTATCGGACGTAGTCCAGCGCAAGACGCTCGCGCCCGGCCCCCAGCTTCTCCCTAAAGCGTCGGTAACAACATTTCCCTCCGTCACTTTGGTTTCGGTCTGCGCGCCGCTCCCAACCCAGCCGCTGCCCGTGCCGCCGGCCAACCCGCGGTTTCCCTGCCCGGCGTACCGTTCGCCAGTTAGGATATTGAGGTAGCCTGTGGTGCTCATAGAGCCGGCGGAAGAGGAATAGCTTCCAAAGCTGGTCGAACCGCCTTCCTGCTCCGACGCGCCTCCCGCTCCGCAGGAATAGGCGTAGCGCTCGCCGCCGCTGAGGTTGATCGTAACTTGGAATATTTTCCCTCCTACGCCGGGTTCCCCCGGCCCTCCGCCTGCGCCCGGGCGTCCGTTCCGATAGCCTCTGGCCTGTCCCTTCTGGTCGGCGGGGGCTACCAGGGTTTCATTCTGCTCTGCGCCGATAGAGCCGGACTGCCCGTTCTTTCCGCGCGTGCCGCCGTGTCCGCCGCCGATCAGAACGACGCGGATTCTCGTTACACCCGCTGGGGGCGTATACGTTCCGCTTCCGCTCAAAAGCTGAGAATTGGAGTATGCGCCGCCGCCGCCCTCCGGGACATAGCCGGCCAGGAACGACGCCGCCGCGACCAGCGTCCCGCTCATGTTGATGTCCTGCGAGAGGACGAGCGCGGTGGTCGTGTCCCCAAAGGGGTCGGTGAACTGTACCGCGTCCCCGGGCCGCTCCACGCCCATAACCATGTCCATATTGACCGTGCGGGACGTGGCGTAGTAGCTCGCGACACGCGCGGCGACCGCGTCGCTGTTGGCCGCGTTGACGAGCGTGGCGTCCTCGACACGCGCCGTGTTCCGCTCGCCCTTGTTCGCGCCGGACGCCTGCGCATAGACCTCGCGCGTCGTGTGCGCGTACTTTTTCCCGGTCAGCTTCGTCAGCCCGCTCGGCGCGAGGACGGCGTAGTTCACGCCGGATTCCAGAATCCCGCCTCCCTCAGACCGGAGGTCGTAAACCGGGCCGTCGAAGGTCAGGAGCGAGCCGGTCAGGGCCGCGCCCTTCGGGGAGGTCAACGCCATCCCCTGTACGCCGTCGTTGTAGAGCGTTTCGTCCGCCGCGTTGGAAGCCTGGAAATAGCCGTGCTCGACGACGACCGCCTCGGTCGCCGCCGCCTGATAGTCCACGCTGCCGCCCATCATCAGCCGGTCGTCGGAGATCAGGGCCGGCTTATCGAGCTTGAGCTGGCAGACGGAAAGCTCGCCCGCCACGTCCTTTTTGAGCGCGCAGCCGGACGCGAACAGGAGCTGACGCAGATTGTCGCGCCGCGTGGAGACGGGGAGCCATCCATAGACGCGTATGGACTTGACCGCGTTTTCCACCGTGTAGGGGACCGTACCGCCAATGATGTCGGAGAGCACGACCGGAAGCGTCTGCCCGTTGTAAAGCCCGCCGTAGTGTGGGGCCGCGTCCAGCAGGCCCACGGCGGAGACACAGGAAAGCTCATAGAAGAACTTCCCCACGCGCTTAACCGCCGAGAGGTAGAATTTCCCGATCAGCGCGTTATCGTGGTAGTAGTAGACCTTTTCGCCGTAGGAAAATTTGGACAGGTCGCTCGCGAGGATCTGAAAGCGCGGGTTGACCGAAAAGAGCAGGTCGTCCGCGGTAATCAGGCCGGCGGAGTTTTTGGGGCGGAAGAGCGTGCGCGCCCAGCCGGAGCAGTCCATTTCGGCGTCGAGCGTGTCGATGGATAGCTCATCCCCGGCGATGGAGTTCGAGATGAAGACGCTGCCGCTGTTGATCTGATGGTCAAGGAATTCCTGCCCCGCGATTACGATTTTGTTTCTCGACATGATATCGATTCTCCGATTCAAAACAGATTCCCGTTACCGGGCGGAAAGGCCCGCGCCAGTTACCTCCGCTGCGGTTCCATCGCGATAAAGTTGATCGAAAGCCCGCCCCAAAAGTTCTTGCCGTTGTCGATGGTGCGGATGGAATCCTCGGCGTTGGTGACGTAAGCATAAAATCGCAAGGTCGTCTGTCCATAGGGAATGACCAGAAGATGTGAATTGACCGGGGCTGTCAGGACTTCGTACAGCCGGTCGTAGGCCTCCACGTCGAGGCGTGAGGTCTCGATCTGTACGGTATAGTTATAGTACGTCCCGATGATATCTCGAATCATAAGACCGGACTTGACGCGCCCGGCGTTGTCGCCGTCGAGGACGGAGGCCGAGCGCTTGATTCCGCCGGCTGGGACGGTCACATTGTAGCGGATGCCGTCCACGGAAAATACCGCGTCCATCTCACACCCCCTGCACGAGCTTGACGCCGCGCCGTATGGTTTCCTTGTCCAGTTCGACCTTCATCTCGCGGGCCATGCCGGGCTTGGCCGAAAGAATCAGCCGGATTTCCATCGGGCCGCTGTTATTTCCGCCCGCGTTCGCCGCCGCGACGCCGCGCGCGACCGCCGCCTCGATTTCGGAGACCGGGGCCTCGATGTTCGTGCCGCTGCGCTGGTCGCCGAGCACCGCGAGAAATTCCCGGTTCGGCGGGATCACAGCGCCGCGCGCAAGGGCCGGTATCTCGTAGCTCTCAGCCGGCCGCGGGAGGGAGAAGGTGCGGCCGCCAAATCCGCCGGAGGAACTTCCGAAGCCTGTCCACACCTGTTTCCCGCTCAGGCTCGGGCCTTGATTGAGCGTTAAGACGTTCATAAGGCCGTCCAGAATACCTTTGATGATCGACTTGGCAATGTCCCACAGGAGGCTCAGCCCTTCTTTCGAGAAGAAAAGCTGAATAACAGCGGCGATTGCGCTGCCGATCAGCTCGCCGATGCTCCCAAAGAGCGTTTCCCAGTCCACTGCCGCAAGGCCGTTTAGAATCGCGAGCCCGACCGCCTGCCAGTCTACAGCGGAAATCGCGGCGGTCAAACCTTCGGCAAAGCCAATCAGGAAGTCAGAAAGCGAAGTAAAAAGATTAACCCAGTCAATGCCGAGAATCAGCGTCTGGAACGCCGTCCCTATTGCGGTTCCGATTGTTTGCCAGTCTAATTCACCCAGGATTGTACCCAATGTTATGATCGCGGCGTTAAAGCCAAGCGCTATTGCCGTCGCAACGGTAGATAGGAGTCCGATCCAATCGATGTTGTTAAGGAATGTTACAATCTGTATACCGATCTGTTTCCATGGGATTTTCTGGATCGTCTCAATCATCGAGTTAAAGAACCCGTATACCGTTTGGTTGAACGCCTCTGCCAACTGCGGCATATTCAGTCCCAGGATGAATCCGGCCAGAGTTTCCAGCGCGATTTTGAATCCCGCCCACAGAAATTTTCCGAAATCGTACCAGTTAACCTGCTCGACCAGTCCATTGATTAGTTCCGCAAGCGAGTGGCCCAGATTCATCCAGTCAAACCCATACAGAAACGCTACTAGGCCGGCCAGAGAAAGATTTAATCCCGCGCCAAGCGCAGAGCCAAGCTGTGTCCAATCGATTTGGTTCACAAGGTTATTGAGGGCCGTTGCAAGCTCCTGGCCGAGTGCTTTGACCTTATCGAGGATACCATCAAAGGTGAACATGTCCAGCAGCTTTTTTGAAAATCCGTTGAGCCAATTTGAAAAGTTAGAGAATCCTTGTTTGAGCCTCGGGATTCCTTTTTGCAGGATTTTATCCAGAAGTGCGTCGAACGCCTCGCCCCACGTCTGAAATACAGTATCGCTTAGCTCCAGGTCAAATGTCGGTTTTACTTCATCGGCTAATTTGTCATTTACGTCCTGTTTGTTTTCATCCTTTTTGTTGAATGACAGTTTGTTGATCTCGTCAAAACTCGCAAGCGCCTTTTCCGCTTCCTCAGCCTGTTCACCCGCTTCTTCCGCCGCCTCTCCGGCCTCCTCAGTCGCCTCGGCCTGCTCATAAAGCGCTTCCGCGTTGCTCTGCGCCTGTTTCGCGGTTGTGCCGAAGAGCGTCGCGATAAACTCCGCGCTCGCCGCAATCACGCTGGTCAGGTGGTTCAAGAGCGACGCAAGCGCCGGGACAGCCACTTCGTAAATCGGCTGGAAAGCGGTCAGCAGCGCGCCCTTGATCCGGCCCAGCGCGGCATAAAACTCGTCGTTGAGCTTCAGATATTTGCTCATCTGCTCGCGAACGGAACGCAGTCCGGCGGTGATAACGGAAAACACAAAGACGCGCCGGATCATGCTTTCAAGACGGCCCAGCTTTTCCTTGAACGTGTCGATTGCTTTGGAAAAGACGTTGAGATTCCCGAAGAATTTAAGGGATTGTTTCGCGGCGGACGCGATCCATTTAGCTCCGATCTTAAACGCGGTTCTGATCCCTTTCCCAGCAGAGGACAGCGCGCCTCTCAGTTTCTCTAAAATGGAGCGGAATTTCTCAGTAGCAATAGACGAATTTTCAATAGATATTTGTCCTTCTTCAAGGCCCTCATTATCCTGTTGCAGTTCTTCATTTAGTTTTCCCGCGAAATTTTTTGATAAAAGAGCTGCGATTTTTTCCAGAACTTCTCGCAATCTGTCCGAAGCATAAACAACATTGCTATAAGATTCGGAAATTCGATCGTAGGCTTGCGCAAGTTTATTTTCGGTGCCTTCTCCGCCTCCGATTGATTGACTGATTTTCTCTCCAGCTTTGGATTTTGCAATGTCTATATCACTTTCTGCCTTTGCAATTGACTTGTCATAGCGCTCGACCTGTTTGACAATGTTATCCCATTGAAACTGAAAGGATTTTACTGTTTCCTGTTGCTCTTTAATCGCGTCTGTTGAGATTGTCCCTCGGCTTGCGTTTTGCATCGCGTCGAGCTTGGCCTTTGCCGCGTCGAGCTGCGCACCGAGCTGTTTCGCCTGCTCAACCAGCGGCATGCGGGCCTGCTTTTCCTGGTATATTTTGTCATTCAGAGCGTCGATCTTCTTGGTCAGCCGGTTCAGCTCCGCCTGCGCCTGTTTGTCGTCCAAGTCGACATTAACCCGGATTTGGCCGTCGGTTTCCGCCACAGGTATCACCACACTTTCAAAAGGGCGGCTTTACGCGCCGCCCCAATCTCTGAGAAAATCGTTGTCCGTCTCTGTGTATTTCCGTTTAAAATCGACCAGCTCGCGGTTTTGCTGGTACCACTGCCGCTCCGACTTGTCCATCTTTTTCCCCCGGGCGAGCTTGCTGCGGATGTTGACCACCTGCGCGAAGGTGCAGTCCCCGATCTCCATGTAGCATGCGAGGAACGTCCACCAATGGAGGTAGGGGACGGCGCGCATCTCATGCCCGCACACGCGGTTGACCGGCGCGACGATCAGGCGGAAGTCCTGCTCCCAATCCAAAATACGGGGAGATTTCTTATCACTGCCCTCCTGACCGCCGCTGATGAACCAGAAACAGGCTTTCAGCGCGTCCTCCTGGTATTCTTTCGGTACGCTCCAAAAGTCCTCGTAGAAGACCACGAGCGCGCTGTAAAGCTGTCCCTCCCGGTCCAGTTCCGGATCCTGGAGCGATAAAATCACGTCCAGAATCTGCCGGTAGTCGGAGCGGATCGGGTACTCGACGCCGCCAAGCTCCACGCTGGTCGGGAGGTCGTAGATCATTTCCTCTTATACTTGGCCGCGTACTTGCTCAGGCGCAAATTCTCCTGCTGATTCTCTCGTTCAATGTTGCCTTCGATCAGTTCCACAACTGCCATCATGAGATTAAACCATACAGGTGCTCCGCTTGCCTTCGAGTAGACGTTCATGCCGGCAAAGAGCGCGTCGCAGACCGGGGCCTCGAAAACACCATCGATCATCTTGCGCATTTCCGCGTCACGCTTTTTCGCGATCTCGAAAATTTCCTTGTTTTCGCCGACGCGCTCGATCTCGGCCTTATAGGCGTCCTGCTTCTTGTCCAACTCGTCGAAGGTGTTATAGAGCCGCTCGACAAAGGCGCTGTCGGTCGGGTTGAACGTCACCTGACATTTCCCGTTGAGGTCGTAGGTGACAAGGCCGGTGTCAAATTTGATCTCAGGCATGGATTACGCCGCCTCCCCAGTAAAGGTAATCTTTCCGCTTGCATCCTTCGAGACGCTGCCGACGGTTCTCGTGCCGCCGTAGGTCACGTCAATCGGCATGCCGATGTTTCCGCCGCCCTCGCCGCCAAGGCCGGTCGGCTTGACCATGCAGCCGTCATAGCGCTCTGCAAAGCTCCCGGCGCTCTCGCCGGTCTTGCTGGTATAGAAATGCGCGATGAGCATGTCCTGGTTGCACAGCGCCTGCGCGTTCTGCTCCACGACCGCGAGGTCGAAGATCTTTTTCTGCGCCTCATCGCCGCCGTCCAGATCCCACGGGTCGAAGGTCTGCGTAATCGTCGGCTTCTTCATTGTGGTATAGGTGTGGCCGAGGATGTCCTGACTGGTTTCCTCGCCCCAATCGAACTCTTCGGAGCTTTCCGTCGTTCGCTTGCCGATAGCGCTCCATTCCGGCGCGCTGGCCGTCCCGGTGTTGAGATACGCGATCAACAGCTCACGCGCAATCGTCTGGCCGGGAACGGTGTTAAATTCGTATGCCATTGTTACATCACCTCATAGGTAAGTTTCATCAGGATTTGGTGATCCTCCAGTCCGCCCTCATACTGCGCAAACAGGGCGGACAGCGTCGTCGCTTCAACTTTGATCGTTCGAATCTTTTCTCCCAGATTTGGGAGATTCTGCTGCGCCCACGCGCCGAGGCGGTTGAGCATCTCGTCGGCCTGCAAGCGCTCATCCATGCTGTTCCCGGGCGAAATCCGGTAAATGACCTTGAACTGATACTCCGCCTCATAGCCGCCCAGAATGTACCGCTTCGTGATGTACGCGCCCTGAATCGTGGAAAGCGCAACCTTCGGCGCGGCGGCCGGCAGGTATTCGTAATTCATGATGGCGGGCAGGTCTGGATAGGTGTTGAGCCAAATCAGCACATTTCTGGCAATCTCCGCCGCTCCCTCAATTGCGACCGGTTCCGCCGGCTTGCTGTCTCTAAAGGCCACGCTGCACCTCCTTTCCCGCTACGCGGATCCACTTGTCCAGATTCTGCGCCTTCGACGCCTCAAACCAGTGTGACTGCGCCTGTGGGTGAACAGTTTGGTTGAAAACAAGATCCTTGTCCGTTACGACCTTCGTAGCGCCTTTCTTAGCCCATGCGCTCCCCGTTTCCGGATCAATCATGAGTTTCCCGTAGTACAGATAGCGCGCGTATGGGCCGGGATAGACGATGGTGCCCACAACGACCTGTGTACGGTTTACCAGCGACTTGGTTAGGGCCGGCACAAACGGCTCCGTGTCCTTCATCGCATGCACCGCGACGATACGCTCCGCCTTTGTGCAGGACTGCGCGATTCTGTCCTTGACTTCGGCCGCAAATCCGCTGGCGTCAATGTGGAAGGAAAGCGCCATCTCACACACCTCCAACCTGCCAATGCTGCATGTCCGGCGTCCCATAATCCTTTTCATCGACCTTGGATACGGTATATACGCCGTCATACGCCGCGCTGATTTTCTGGAATGTCCAGTCCGGGTGTACGGCCTCGCCCTTGACGAAAAAGCTCAGACCGCCGTTTCCGTCCACCGAGAGCGTCCAGTACCCGGAACGGTCCCCCATATTCCAGAACGAAAT